TTCCTGCACCACGGCTAGACGCTGAGCCTGCTCATCCAGGGGGCGATCCTGGATGAGTGCATGGGCGGTCAGCATCACATCGGCGATCATCGTGTCGTCTCGGGAGGGGGCACCCAGGGACAACCCCGGTAACGGTTTTGGTTCGCCCACTTCGTCCCGCATGTGGCGAAGCTCCGGTCACACCCAGGCGTCACGGTGAAGGTGTCCCCGGCGGACGGAGCAACGGGTAGGGGCGTCGAAAGGGTGAGCGTCCCCCCATTGAATGCCGAGACGGTCCGACGCGCCCCTGATGCCGCCCCTGATGTCATGGTGAGCGTCCCCATGGCGAAGTAGCCGGAGCCCTGGGCCAATGAAGACGGGATGCTGGTTGTGGATGGTGTGCCCGTGGCGGAAGCGGTGACGGTGAGCGGCCCAAGGGCTATCCCGCAGCCCGCGTCTCCGAAGGCATTTGCACAGCCCGGCTGGAAGACGACACGGGGCCACGGCTGGGCCAGGCGCTCCAGGTCGGACTTCACATGCAGCACCACCTGGACCGTCTCCGGGTCCACAGAGGCCACGGCCCCTTCGAAGATCACCACGGAGCCGAGCGAGGTGTCCCCCCACCCTCCCGGACCCATAGGCACCCACTCCAGAAGCACCCGAGCCCCGTCGAATCCGCCATTGTGAGCAAAGAGCGGTAGTGGCACTCCGCCCATCATCACCGTCTGGCCGCTGAGTAGCGTCAGGTCCAGTGTCTGCGTCTCCAGCCCTCGGGCGTGCCGGATGGCCCCGCGGACGATGCCGGGCTGGGTTGACCCATTGTCCGAGGCGCTGGTGAAGGTGTTCCCACCGTAGGAGAGCGGCATGTCACAGCCGGTCCAGCGATAGACGGTGCCGTTCTGGAGCGTGATGGTGTAGCACCAAGCCGACAGGATGACGGTGTTGGCGTTCAGGTAGGAGATGAGAGGACCGGAGGCGTAGCGCATCACTTCACACTTATAAGGTCAATGGTGCCGCCCGACCACGCCAAGTTAACGAGGCGTTCGAGAGTCAGTTCATCCATGTCGAAACGGACCCGCCGCTGGACGCCGTCCACGGGATCGTTGTAGAGGAAGGAATCCCACTTGCCCTTGTGTGTCTCGAAGAACGTAACCAGCGTGTTCAACTCGTCCACCAGCGTGTTCGCCGAAAAACCGCTCTGCCGGACGAAGTTCAACTTGAGTTGATAGCTGTATCGCGGGGTGCTCCAGAGCCCCGCCCGCAGTTCCTTCCCGCTCGCAGCGGACTGAACGATGGTGCTATAGATCTCCTTGCGGGTGGCCGTGATATCGAAGCCCATGAGGGTGTCAGGGAATACGAGGTTCGACATCAGATCCTCCCGTTCCGTCCGCCTTCGCGGAAGATGCGGAAGAGGCTGTCCTGATGCCTCGTGAGAACCCGATGGACATCCTGCCCGTCCATGGCCTGGATGGTGATGCTGACGTTCCGCCTTTCGCTCCCATGATCCCCACCGGAGGCCATGCCCCGGATGTTCTCCGCGAGGTTGGCAGGGAGCACCATTTCGTTCTTGTGGATCATCGCCAGCGTGTCTTGCGGCACCCGATCCCAGCCGCCCTCTGCCGAGGCCAACCCTGCCATCGCCAGACCTTCAGCGTAGGCCGCCTCACCGACACCGGGAGCCATCGCCCAGCCGATCATCGGGATTTCGGCAACGGATGCCATGGCGTTCACGGCGTAAAGAGCTGCGGCGCCCTGAGCCTCGTCCACATTGCCGGTCTTGTTCATGGCAAGGCTGGTGGCCCATCTGGTGGCCTCCTCAATACCCCATTGCACGAAGAAGCTGATGAGGCCACTTAGAGCCTGGTCGGTAACGGTCTTGAATGCGTTGCCCCAGGTCATGGTGCCCTTGACCAAGCCCTGGATGGCGCTGTCGAAGCCGCCCGTCATGGAGTTGAAGAATGAACTCCACCTGGCCCGGGCCTTGTCGAGGGCGTCGGCTTCGATCTTCTCCATGTCCAGGTGGGCCTGGCGCGTCAGGGCGTTCTTCTGGTTCTGGATCGTCTTCCACTTATCCAAATCGCCTTTGGCTGCGATCTGTTCCTTATCCAGTTCGTCCAGTTGCGCCCGCAGCGCCTGCATCGCCCCGGCCTTCTTCATGGCGACCCACTGCGCCTCATTTATCCGGCCATAAGCCAGGTCCTGATCCAGGGCCCGATCCTTCTCTTCGAGGATGGTTTTCTGGAGGTTCAACTCGTCCTGGGCCGCGAGCTTCGCCAGCTCCATCTGTTGACGCAGCGCCTTCTCTTCCTCACGATGGGCCTTCTCCTTCTCCTTCCGAGCGTTCTCCGCTGACTGCCGGTCTAGGTCATTCAGGTCAGCGTAATACTTCTGTTGAAGCTCCTTCTCTTTGTTCAGGATGGCGGCCTGCTCTACCGGCTTCCCTTCCAGCAGCTTCCGCTTCTTTTCCTCGGCTGCGATGACGGTGTCGAGCTGCTGTTTGTAGGCCATCTTCACATCGGAAACCATGTCTGCATAGCTCATCTGCCCCGACGCCACCAGCTCCTTGTCATCCTTGATCTGCTCCTGCACACTCATCTCGGCGGAGCGGATGATCTCGTCCTGCGCCATTTTGGCGATGGCGACGCGATCTTCGGCGGCCTTCTTCTCGGCGGCAATGTCCTCGGGCGTTTTAATGTGCTTCGCGGCGGGCTTGGTCTCCCCAGAGCCCCCTCCGACGGGGATGGCGCCATGGGCGACAATATCGGCCCTGGCCTTGTCAATCTGGGCTTTGAGCGCGTCAATCTGCTTCTGAGCGGCGACGTTCACGCCGTCGCCGAAGATCATATGCACCCCGTTGGACCAATCTGCTAAGAACTCGGCCCATCGCTCACGAGCCGTAGTCAGGTTGTCCCCGAATGCCTCTGCCAGTGTCTGCTTCAGCCCCTTCATGGCGATGGACGTCTCCCCTGCCGCGCGCTCGGCACGTCTCATCTGCTTAAAGAAGTTTTGGTCCAGGTTCCGCCCGTACCTCTCCAGGATTTCCGGGGCTTCCTTCAATTGCTCCAACATCTCCCGGATCTGGGGAGCAGCTTCCTGCCCGGAACGCCCCAGCGCCATCTGAAGGAATACCCCGCGCTCCATGGGGTTCTCAATGGCCTCGGCCTTTTCCATGACCGTCTGGAGGTAATCTGTCAATGGCATAGCCATCAGCGCGGCCTTGTTAGCAGCCACGCCATTCTCGACCAGGAAGTCGGAGTTCGCCTTGATGCTCCGGGTCGCACCCTTCATCCAGCCTTCAAGCTCCTGGACCGTCCCACCCGTGAGCTGCTGGGCCGCGCTGAGCTTGTTCAACTCATCGAAGTTGATGCCCGTTTGGTAGGACAGATCTTTGAATGATCGGGCCATCTCGTCTGTCTCATTTATGGCATCCTTCACAAAGGAGAAGGACTCCTTCAATCCCTCAAAGGCCAGCCCCACGGCACCGATGGCAAGGGATGCCATGCCGAACTTCTCGAACGACTCGATCAGGCTCCCGAGGTCGCCCTTCATCCCGGCGGCAGCGGTCTCCGTGTGCTCCTGCGCGTCCTTCAGCCCCTGAAGGAGGGACTTCACATCGGCGCTGATCTTTACGGCTATTTCCTGATTGTCAGCCATGTATCACCTCCCGTTCACTAGAGATACAAGGGCCTGAAGCTCGTCTTGCGACGCGAGCCGTACTTCTTCGGGTTCTTTGGCCTTGTAGCCCAGGAAACCCTTCACCAGCAGGTGTAGAGGCAGGTTGTCTCGCCAGTAGTCGAGAAGGTCTGCAATATCGGGCCACGGAGTGGAATCCAGTTGGTGGATGGTCCACCCCGTGGTCGTGACGATGAGCCCTGTGAGACGGCTCCAGTTCAGGGGTTCGTCTGAACTGGAGCGTCGGCTTCCGGGCGAGAGAAGGTTGCCTTGTACACCGCGAAGGCGGCGGCATCCAAGACACCAGGGGCGATACCGTCGAAGTCTTCATCGGTAGCCTCCGGGTAGGCAAGCTTGAGGAATTTGATCGAGCGATCGGTGAGATCGAGCCGGGATAGCCCTTCGGTGGGTTCCGTGAGGGCATCCAGGATGTGCTTGTTCCTTTTGATGACGCCGTAAGTAAGGGCTGGGATCTTGGACAGGTCCATCGTTCTTGTTTCTTCGTGCATAGCCATGGTCTCGGCCTCCATGTTGGCCCCGCGCAAAGGCGGGGCCGGGTTGGGTTACTCGGTGGTGTAGAAGTCCATCACCCTGCCGCTGCTGTCAGCGAAGCACTCGAAATCCAGATCCTGCTCGGTGTAGTCCTCACTCTTGAAGGCGAATGACAGCTTCGGGATCGTGGCCGCGTAGAGCTTCAGCCCCGTGTTCTTCCCCCGGAAGGAGTTGAACAGGGTCAACTGATAGACCGTGCTGGTGCCCATAAGGGCATTCACCAGGGCGTTAGTCTGCCCGGTGGCGGCGCTGGTGTAGCTGTAGCTGATGGACATGGAATGCGTGGTGTCAGCAGCGGCGAAGGTATAGACGCCAGCGGCAGCGGAATACTGGCCCGTGGAGGGGGCGCTGGACACGCGGGTCAGGTAGAGGCCGGTGGTATTGTCGAATACCCCCAGGTCATCCAGCCAGTTCACGCTGTTCGCCACAGTGACCTGGTAGGGGGTGCTGGGCACGGTAGCGGTTTCACCAGTGACTCCGATCTTCGAGCCAGCGGACTTCGTGGTGTTCAGGATGGCGGAAACGATGCCGCTGTTGATCTGCCCATACTTGGCCTTGCCGCTGATCTTGCCACCGGCGCGGGCCACATCCACGGCGAACTGGTAGGCACCTCGCAGTTCCTTGGTGGTGAAGGTGATGTCCAGGGACACGTCCTTAATGACGCCGATGTCGAGGGCCTGCGCGGGGGTGGCGGGGGTGATGAGCGTCAGCTTGCCCACGCCGAAATTGTATTGGGACATTTCAGTCCTCCTTTGGGGTGAGGGCCGCGTTCAGGCGCTCTTTGAGCGTGGCGGTGGCGGCGCGGAAGTGGTTGAACAGCTCCACTGGAAGGGCGGGGCCGTGGTTGTGGAAAGTCTCAATGAACCAGCGGTCCACCGCAAGGTCCGTGGCGGTCGGGCTGGCTTCAGTTGCTTCGGTGAGGTTCGGGGTATCAGCCATGTCGGCTCCTATGAGGTTGCGAGGATGTCCAGGGGGATCTGCGCTACGGCCTGCCCCCCAAGGATGCCCTCGTCAGTGACGATTGGTCCGCCGATCCAACAATGGCTCACAAGGCCGCCTAGAGTGGTGCCATAGGTGTCCGGGCTGGCGAACCCCCCTTGCTCATTCGGCTGGCGCTCCAGGGCCGCCTCTACGCCCTGGATGAGTATAGCGAGGCGGGTGCCGGGGGCCTCGCTGGCGTCCTGATCCGTGCGGCAATAGATCCACAGGGTCGGCTGGAGACGCCATGCCGGGGGCAGACCGCGCTGCTGAACGGGCACCTCGTTACCGTGGGGGAGGAACAGAGCTGGCTGGCTGGACGCGGGCACATCGTCCCACACCTTCCAGTTGCGGCTGACCGTGACGAAGCCCTGGACGGTTCCCAGGCGCTCAAGCAGGGCCGTGTAGATGGCTTCCCGGTTCAGGGCCATGTCACACCACCTTCATCGCCCGCATGAGACGGGCGCGAATCTCACCGCGCATTTCCTCAAGGCTCGGCACTAGGAAAGGACGGGGCGCTTGGTTGACATTCCGGCTGTGGGCATGGACCACGGCCTGCACGGGGGAGATCGGCCTTCCAAACGCCATGCGGATCGTGCGGGTGAACTCCTTAACCTGTTGGGTGCCGTGGAAACCAAGCTCCCAGAATCGGCCATAGACCACATTTGTGCCCACGCGGGATTCCATGTGGCCCTCATCCTCAACGAACTTTTCGTTGATAGACCGGCGGAGGCGTCCCGTGCGGACCTTCAACACCTGTCCCGTCAGCTTCTCCGACTTGACCTTGGTCATCAGGTCACGAGCGAGGCTCCGCACCGCGTCACGGGTGGCGTCCTTCACACGCGGGCCAGCAAACTGGAACCGGGCCGTCACCGCCTCCGCGCCAAGGATCTGAGCATGGAGTTCGATGGTCATACCGGCACCACATTCCGCCAATTGTTCAGCAGGGTCTTCACATCGTTTGGCATGTCCTGGGTCTGGAAGGCTACGACCTCCCCCTGGACTGTCTTGCTCGAATGCCCGAGCCGGTCCTTCTCTTTGTAGGCCCAGGCAGCCATCTTCGTGACGGCCTGGCTGATGTCTGCCGGGATCGCGGCGTAGCCTGCCTTGTATGTCACGGACACATTCCCGTAGCCGCTGGTGAACGTCGCACCATCCGTTCGGATGAGCATGGCCCCACGGTAAACGATGGTCGTCAGATCCACGGCCATGCCATCCACCGTGAGGGAAACGACATCGGTCACTGGATACTGGCCCACCATCAGCCGCGATGTGCCGGTGCCGTCCCGGACCTCACTATAGGTGTCCTCCAGGATGTCGCGGTTCAGGTAGGACTTGACCCATGCCGAGGCCGAGGTCACCAGGGACGCGATGAGCGCGTCATCGGTGGCGCTGGTCAGGCCCAGGTAGAGCTTGACGGCCTCTTGTGTGGTCAGATCCCCGGCGGCCATGGCCTA